TAAAGATGCCGAACTTTGTCTACGGTTGTGGGAAGAGTTTAGTGACCGCTGGCCGGAAGAAGAGAGAGCAATAAGCATCTTGAACAGGAGGATTTGTCAGGGCGGAATCCCTATCGACACGGATCTCCTAAAAGAACAACTGGAGACGATAAATGAGAAATTGTTCGAGGCAGAATCTCGTATCCCATGGCTCGGGAATAAACCACTCTTGAGCCGTGCGGCATTTGACGAGGAATGCCAGAAGGTTGGGCTGGAGCCTCCTGCGAGTCTGGCAAAGACCAACCCTGAGAGTAGGAAGTGGATTGAATATAATAGTCAGAAGCACGACTGGATTGAAGCTACTCAGAACTGGAGGCGGATCAATGCACTCAAGAAAAAGGTAGAGAGTTTCGATGTAGCGACCATGCCTGACGGAAGATACTACGGCGGCTGTATGTATTTCGGGGCGCATACAGGGAGGTTCAGTGGGAGCGGAGGAAACCTTAACCTTCAGAATCTGCCTCGTGACGAAATGTTTGGGGTCAATCTTCGTCACCTTATATCTACAAAAAAAGATAAACGGTTAGTGGTGGTAGACTTGAGTCAGATTGAAGTCCGAACGCTGTGTTGGCTGGCGCGAGACACGGAGATGCTTAAAGAAATTGAAGCTACCGATGATATCTATGAGGCTTTTGCGATCCGCTTTCATAGGTGGAAAAAAGAGGATGGCTCACTTAAACAAGACCCCAAACTTAGACATAAGGTAAAGGCTATGGTCTTAGGTTGCGGATACGGGGCGGGGTATAAACGGTTTGGTGAGATGTCAGGTATGGACGAATTTGAAGCAGATGCCGCTGTTACTCGTTACCGAAGGACGATGGAAAGTGTGGTCCGTTTATGGAAAAAGTATAACATGGACATTAACGGAGCTTATAATCTGTCACAACAGGGGATGCCCACCCCATTCACGGTGGACTTGCCAAGCGGACGGGTGCTGGACTACGGGTTGATTTCTGCGGACAAAGTTGAAGGGGGCCGGATTCAATACACGGCTCATTTTCCAAAAGGGGTCAAGATGGTCCCCATAAAATTATGGGGTGGTTTTGTAGCCGAAAACGCTTCTCAGGCACTCGCCCGCGATATTTTTAGTGATATGCTTGTCAGGGTTGCAGCCGCAGGGCATAACGTCATAATGCACGTTCACGATGAGATTGTTGTGGAGGCGGATGCGGACAACGCGGATGCCGTGCTGGAAGACGTTATAAAAATAATGTCTACCCCGCCGGAATGGATACCAGATATTCCCCTCGACGCTGAAGGGACCACGCTTACCAGATACACTAAATGATTTACAGACACATTGAAAATTTGCGGTCTGCCGCAGCGAGTAAAGCAGTAGATATTTCTAAACTACCCTACAACGTCCCTAAGTTTTCATCAAAAGCTGAATACCGAGCGTGGTGTGCGGATAACAAAACAAAGCACGTATTTTACTCGACTGTAGAAGGACGCGCCCCATCAAAAAGAGTTTCAGCGGAGAACCCTCCTAACAAGATATATGGGATAGTTGCTGACTACGACGCGCCAGTAAACTGGAGCATGGTGGACGGAAAGATATCAACTGTCTGCGCCGGAGCATTGCCTACGTGGAGATCTAAAACGTACAGTGGGTATATACGACTCGTATGGGAGTTTGCAGAGGGGCTTCCTATTGCGCCAGAAATGGTAGGGCCGTTTGCTAAGGAGATGAAACGAGTTCTCCGGCTAAATAAAATATTTGCTGGGTTCGACGAGACCTCCTTAAACCCATCGCAGTATTTTGAGTTAGGGACGGAGTGGACATCAGTCGGCCCACAACTCGGCAAGAATGTCGTTCACACGGCGTTACTAAAATCTGCGGAGACAAACGCGCCACAATCGGGGGACACTTCGATTCCTATCGACGTTGTAGCAGAAAAAGTCAGAGCCGATTATGGTCATCGATGGATGGGCGCATTTGAGATCGGGAGCAGGGGACCGTTGTTTTGGATTGATGACGGAATTGATCGTGAAGGCTGTCAGGTCAGCGAAGACGGAATAATTTGCTACAGCGATAGAGCGGGTAGGGGGTTCATGTCGTGGCGAGACATTTTTGGAGCGGGATTTGTAGAGGCGTTTGAACAAAAGAAAATGGGCAGCTTGCTCGATGAGTATTGGTTCAACGGCAAACGATTCTTCAAACTGTTGAATAACTTGGCGGTTGAGATCCCCCGAGAACAACTCGTCTTGGAACTGCGACAAATGGGATTTTCTCCGAAGCAACAAAAGGGCAAGCCGTTATCTGAGGTGGAGTCAGCAATCCTTGTTATAAGCAACCAGAACAGAGTTCACGAAATCGCCCCCGTGGTTTTCTCTAAGGACCGTATAGTCGAGTGTAGCGGAAACCGAATTTTAAACACATCCACTATTGAGCCAGTCGAGCCAGCAGACGATGGAGACCCGAAGAACTGGCCCTTCCTTCACACATGGCTACATCAGTTGTTCGAGGATTCTACTCCACGCCCAACTATTGAATATTTTTTTGCATGGATGAAGCGGTTTTACGAAGCCGTTTTAGACAGGGAGTCACGGCAAGGACACGCGCTTATTCTGGTCGGACCAACCAACAAGGGAAAGAGCCTTTTGTCTAACAGAGTTATCTCCGGTCTTGTCGGCGGTTTTTCCGACGCTTCCGATTACCTGTCGGGGCATACCAAATTTAACAAAGATCTGGGGCGCGTGGCGGCTTGGGTTATCGATGACACGACAAGTGCCAGCTCATTTCAGGACCAAAGAAAGGCAACGGAGCTAATTAAGCGGGCCGTAGCCAACCCGCGTATTGAATACATGGCCAAGTATGCGGATGCCCTTTCTATTCCGTGGGCAGGGCGGGTAATCCTGAGCCTAAACATGGATGCTAATAGCCTGTCAGTGATACCCGCCCTAGACAGTAGCAACCGTGACAAACTCATGGCTCTAAAGGTACGAGATACTGCGACCAGCAAATTTCCCCCCAACAAAATTTTGGAGAAAACAATCAAGGACGAGCTACCTTATTTTGGGAAATGGTTGGTAGATTGGACAGTCCCGCAAGAAATCGAATCTTATGGGCGCTTTGGCATAGTTGGATTCATTGACAATTCAGTATCTTCAGCCGCTTATGACAACTCCAGCCGGTCGGCGGTTGCGGAGCTTGTCGAGTTCTTTGCAAAAAAATGCCGCGCTCTAAATACGGCTCACAGGACATGGGAAGGAACATTGACCGAGTTCCAAGTAACTCTTCACGATTTTAATAACGGGCGATGCGTTGGCATGTCTAACAACCTTGAATTCGTTCGACGGGGGATGTCCACTCTTGAGGAAGCGGGTAAAGCTAACGATAATATTCGTCCGGTAAGGTCGGTAGGACATGGCGGGGGTAAAGTGTGGTCGATCAGTATCGAAGAAAAGTATGATATTATTCCCGATTTAGTCTCGGCGTCATAAAGACATAGGGGACCGGAGAGCAGAGATAGGGATGTGATAGCCTGACACTTTGTAAGCAAAGCCGTAGTCGTCTTCTTCCCCCTTGCGCTTGAACTCGCCCTGCTCTAGCAAACGATTCTTAGTTATCCAGCCCAACATCCAAGCGCGAGTCAGATCTTTACGGACGCGGACAAAGAAATAATGGCTAGCTTTAAGGGGTTTCCCTTCAGGGCAAACAACAGAAGCTGTGTAATGAGGCTTTGGTTTATCGTGACAGGTCTTTGACTTTACATCAATTTTTCTATTCCCCAATAAGTAGTCGTGAGTGAGGCTGTAATTACCAACATACTTCGCACTAGAAAAAAGAAGCTCGAAGCCTATCTCGCCAAGAAAGCCGGTCATGCGACCCGCACCACGAGTAAACGAATTGGGGAGAATACCAAGATTTTGGCTTCTTTCGAACGCTTGCTTTACGTTCTCTGAGTTCGGGGTGAACCTTATGAGCTTACCGCGTTTGTCTTTTGAAAACTGACGCGGCAGTTTTTTCTTCATCACCAAAGATGTTTACACGCCCAGTATCTTGCTGATGTTTTATCTTTTGCAGTGGCACAATTATGCCGCGCTCGGAAGTTAGCCCGACGTTTTGGGTTTTTGTGCTTTCGGAAATCAGAGTAATCACGATGTCCGTAGGAAACTTTTTTAATTTTATCCCCTTGTTTTCCAAGAACAACAAACTTCTTTTTACTCCCTTTAGGGGCGCGTTTTGGTTTGTTAAAACCCGCAAAGGTTTCCCCATGGT